TCGAAGGCTGGCAGCAGGCCATCTCCCGCGACCTGCTCACCCCAACCGAACGCGGCCACGGCTACTACGCCCACTTCCGCACCCAAGCCCTCCTGCGCGGCAACCACACCAGCCGCGCCCAGTTCTACCAATCGCTCCAGCAAGTCGGCGCCATGTCGCCCAACGACATCAGAAACCTCGAAGACCTCAACCCCATCCCCAACGGTGACCTCTACCTGGCGCCCCTCAACATGGCGCCCCTCGCGCAAATGGCCGCACCGAACCCCGACCGTCAGGGAGGGGCGCACGCACCGAACCCCGACCGTCAGGGAGGGGCGGAATTACGAATGACGAATGACGAATTGGTGGACGCCTGGCGCGCCGACGCCCGCCAGCGGCTCGAAAACCGCATCGCCAACGACGTGCGCCAGGCGGGGGCAAAAGCCCTGCGCCAGGGCGGGCGCCAGGCGCTGGGTGAATGGGGCGAGGCGCAAATGATCGAGTGGCGGCAGGCAGGCGAAGCCATGATCGCCGCACTGCGCACCGCACACCAGGCAGTGCAGGCCGATGTGGGCGGCTGGGTGACAGCCGCCTATCAGACGTCCGTCAAGGAGTTGATCGCCGACAAGGGGACGAAGAGCGATGCCGACTGACCAGATCGAACGCCGCCAGATGCTCGCCGAGGGGCTGGAGGTGCGCCAGGCCGACAACGGCGCACCGCTGATTACCGGCTATGCCGTTGTCTTTGGCGCGTGGAGCCGGACGCTCTACGACCTCACCGGCAAACCCTTCATCGAACGCTTCGACGCCGGCGCCTTCGACGGCTGGCTGCGCAGCAACCCCGAACTCGTGGCGCTGTGGAACCACAACGCCGACTATCCCCTCGCCCGCCGCAGCCGCGGCACCCTGCGCATTGCGAAAGACGCCACCGGCCTGCGCTTCGAGCTTGACCCGCCCGCCAACACCTGGGGTCAAGACGCCCTCGTCGCCATCCAACGCGGCGACGTCCATGGGATGAGCTTCTTATTCGAGCAGAGCCGGGACGCATGGGGGAGGCCTGGCGCCGATGGGCTGGCGCAGCGCACCGTGCTGGAAAGTGTGCTGCACGAGATCTCGCCCGTCACCTTTCCCGCCTACCCGGCAACGGCGGTGCAAGTGCGCGCCAGCGTCCCCGACTTTCCGAACCCCGACCGTCAGGAAGGGGCCACCCACACCGCAACAGACGACCGGGCGGTCGCTGAGCATAACCAACTCGATCACCGGCAGTGGGCCGCGCTCCAGGAGGTGCGCCGCCGGCGGCTGGCCTTATACAGGAGACTGGGAGCATGAACACGAAAATTCTAGGCTGGATGCACGAACGCCAGGCCAAAGTGCAGATGGCGCGGGCGATCCTCGACAGCGCCGAAGCCGAAAGCCGCGGCCTCACCGAAGACGAAGAAAAACGCTACACCGATCTGCTGGCGGCGGCCGACGGCTTGCAGGCGAAGATCGACCGCGAACAAGACCTGGAGCAGCGTGAAGCCACGCTCGACCAGCCGACGCGCGCCCCGCTCAAGCCCAGCGGCAAACCGGGCGAGGCCACCATCGGCATGGACAAAACCGACATCCGCCGCTACAGCCTGGTGCGGGCGATCAATGCGCTGGCCACCGGCAACTGGCGCGATGCAAAGCTAGAGCTGGAGGCAAGCCAGGCCGTCGCACAGCGCTTGGGCTTTGACCCGCAAGGCCTCTTCGTCCCCTACGACTGGGTGGAAAGCCGCGACCTGGTGAAAGGGACGCCGTCCGCCGGCGGCTACACCGTGGCCACAGAACTGCTGGCACAGGACTTCATCAACCTGCTGCGCAGCCGGGTGGTGGTGATGGCAGCCGGCGCAACGGTGCTCTCCGGGCTGGCGGGCGATGTGGCGATCCCACGCCAGACCGGCGGCGCAACCGCCTACTGGGTGGCCGAAAACGGCGCCCCCACCGAAAGCCAGCCCGCCTTCGACCAGGTCGCCATGTCGCCCAAAACGGTGGGCGCTTACACGGACATCAGCCGCAAACTGCTCAAACAGTCGAGCCTCGATGTAGAAGGCTTCGTGCGCCGCGATCTGGCCACGATCCTCGGCATCGAAATCGACCGCGCCGGGCTGCATGGGTCCGGCGCCAACAATCAGCCGACCGGCCTGGCCAGCGTGAACGGGATCGGGCTGGTCTTTGCCGGCGGCGCAGCCACAAATCTAGTCAACGCCAATGGCGCCGCGCCGGTGTGGGCCGACCTGGTGGCGCTGGAGACGGAAGTAGCCGTCGATAACGCCGATCTGAGCGCGCTGCGCTATATCACAAACGCACGGGTGCGCGGCAAACTGAAAACCACCCCAAAGCAGACAAACACCGACAGCATCATGTTGTGGGAGAGCAACGACACACCGCTCAACGGCTATCCGGCGCTGGTGACGAACCAGGTCAGCAGCGCACTGGCCAAGGGCGCCGCCACGGATCTGTCGGCGATGTTCTTTGGCAACTGGGCAGATCTGTTCGTGGCGATGTGGGGCACGCTCGACCTGCTGGTCGACCCGTACACCGGCGGCACAGCCGGGACCGTGCGTGTGATCGCACTGCAAGACACCGATATTGCCGTGCGCCATCCCCAATCCTTTGCGGCCGTGCTGGACCTGGCCACAAGCTGAAGGTGAGCAAGTAGGAAATCGTCATCTTCCCGGAAGCTCCAAAGCTTCCGGGAAGATCATCATCAAAGTAAGGGGAAAGTATGAAGATCAAAATGATAAGCGGGGTTGTCGTCGGCGCCGTGCTGCTGCTGGCCGTGCTGGTCGGCGCAGCAGTGCCCCCGCATTACGATGTGGCGTCAGCCGCACCGCTGGCCGGACCCACACCGGTGAGCGTGACGCGCCCGGCCAATGCCGGGTACGCCGTGTACGAACTCTTTGGCAACGATATGCTCACGGCGGATACGACGGCAGGCTGTGTCGATGTGGGCGCATTTGGCGTGCTGGACGCCCAATATCAGATCGACCAGACGGCAGTGAACACAGTCACCCTGACGACGCAGTGGAGCATCGACGGCGCCCTGCTTACCGATGGCGTCGATGTCGTGACCAGCAATGCCGCCGACGCCGGCGACCTCGTGCAGGTGCAGCCGTTCGGGCGCTATCTGTGCGCCAAAGCGGATGTGGCCAACACCAACCCAGTGACGGTGACGCTCTTTGTGATTGCAAAGTAAGGGGAAAGTATGAAGATCAAAATTACGCGCAGCGTGCTGGTGACGCCGATGAACGGGACACCGCGCGCCGCCAGCGTCGGCGAAGTGGTCGAAGTGGATAAAGCGCAAGCCCAGCTGCTGGTGGGGCTGCGCAAGGCCGAGATGGTGGGCGGCAAGGTCGAGACCGCCGCCGCAGACCCGCGCACCGAAAGCGCCGACGCCCGCCCGCTGGCGCGCACCCGCGCCTGACCATGCTCGACCTCATTCTCGCCAGCCCACCGGCCACAGAGCCAGTCACCCTGGCCGTCGCCAAGCTCCATTGCCGCATCGACAGCAGCGACGAAGACACCCTCCTCGCCGGGCTGATCACCGCGGCGCGGGCGCTGGTCGAAGAGCAGACCGGCCGCGCCCTCGTCACCCAAACCTTCGAGCTGCGCATCGACCACTGGCCGGCGCTGCTCTTCCTCCCCCGCCCGCCCGCCGTGGCAGTCGAACGCATCACCTATACCGGCGACACAGGGGAGACGGCGACCCTCTCCCCAGCCGCCTACGCCCTGCGCACCGGCGTACAGCCCGCCTACCTGCGCTTCGACAGCAACCAGCGCCCCCCCGTCACCCTCGCCGACGACGCCGCCATCTGCGCCCGCTACACCGCCGGCTATGGCAGCGCCGACGACGTCCCCGCCCCCCTGCGCCAGGCGATCCTCCTCCTCGTTGGCCACTTCTACACCAACCGGGAGGCGCTCGGCCCCACCAACAGAGGCGCCCTCCCCTTCGCCGTCGATGCCCTCCTCGCCCCCTACCGCGTCTATTGGTTCGGAGAGTGGACGCGATGAATGCCGTGCTAGGCGCCCGCACGATGGGCGCTGTGTTGGGGCAGGGCGGCAGCGCTGCGACCGGTCCCTTTGTGGCGGACGTAAACAACATCGTGCGCGCCATTGCCGTGCAGCCCGACGGCAAGGTGCTGATAGGCGGTGAGTTTACGCAGGTCAACGGGACGGCCAGAGCCTATCTGGCCCGGCTGCACACCAACGGTTCGCTTGACACGGGCTTTGCGCCGGTGCTGAACGCCAGGCTGTTTGATCTGCTCGTGCTGCCGGATGGCCGCATTCTGATCGGCGGGTCGTTTACGCACGTCAACGGCGTGGGTCGGCTGCGGGCGGCCATCCTCAATGCGGACGGCACGCTGGTGACGACCTTTGTCCCGGCGGCGAATGATGGCGGCGACGACTGCTGGAGCGTGGCGTACACGGCTGGCGGCAAGGTGATTCTGGGGAAGTACGGCGGCGTCGTGCAGATGTCC